AACGCCGATCAATCCACGAGATATCTGGATCAGACTGCCAAATCCCTTAAGCGCCAGGCCAAGCCCCTTGAATCCCGCAGAGATGATGTTCAGTGCCCCGAAGGCAATCAGGGCACCTGAAAGCCCGATAAGACCCTTGATAACGAGTCCGAACATAGTCGGATGTTGCTGCATCGAGCGTGCCATGCGTTCGAGCATCGGGTTCAGAATCTCCAGGGCTCGCACGGCCATGGGGAGTACAACGTTGCCGGTCTGCAAGAGCAGGTTGTTGAACTTGGCGTGGAAGTCGATCTCTTTGCCGGCGAGCGTCTTGTTTGCCGCGCCCGACATCTGATCGATATTCTGAGCATCGGCATTCGCTGCGGACTGAATCGCAATCTGGTCGCGCTGCTGGTAGATGCGGGCCATCAAGCCCGAACCGGTGCGGTTGCCCAAGATCATCCCAAATTCGCGGATGATGTCCTCGTCATTGGTGATGCCTTTGGCTTTGAAGGCAGGTAATAGCACCTTCTGCAGGAGCGCTAGCTCGCCCTCATTCTCAAGGACGTCTGAACCCACGAACGCGCCAGGGAGAGCCTTTTTCAGCATGCCGAGCTTATTGAATTGGACCTTCGACTTGTCCAACAGCCCGAGGCGATAAAGCTCCTGCTGCGCCGTGATGGTCCCGCGGGACTGCACGAGATTCTGATAGATGCTCATGGCGGCCGTGCCGTACCGTGATCCGCCGAATTCCTGGATCAGCGGCTCCGAGCCCAGATAGAAGGCGTCGTTGTGCCGGCGAGATAGGGCGACGCCGCCCGTTTTCAGAGCCTGCAGCAGCGCGGTCGCGTCAACGCGGTTACGGCTACCCGCGATCACTTGCTGAACGTAATTGGCCTGCGTGTCGAACTCCTTCTCGCTCGATAGGCCGCCACGGAATTCGATGACTTTGAGCATGTCCATGAACTTGCGTTCATTTGCTCCGCCTGCCTCCTTGCCGAACATGGCCTCGTTGGCGAACTTCATTTTCGCCATGATGGGGGCTGCGAACTTGGCATGGTCCAGATTTTTAAATACGGCCATGGCATCCGACACTAGGGCCATATTGTCGACCGTGCTGGTCCCGATCGTCCTCATGCCCTTGGCGAATTGAACGGCCTGGTCGTTCACCTTGTCGCCGAAGCCAAGCGAGGCAAAGCGAGCCGTCTCGGTCTGGAACTTCTTGGCCTCATCCAGCGGCGCCTTGAAGGCGGCAAGGATGCCTACGCCAGCCCCAACCATCAGTCCGCCCTTCAGGAGCTGGCCATGGATGGATTTGATGCGCTTTTCCAGCTTGGCGGCGTCGGCCTCGGTGCGCATGAATGCGCCAGATATCGCCCTAAGCCCAATACTGGCGTAGTCTAGGACACTGACACGTACGCCAATTTTCCAGGCTTCGAACATGACGCTACCTTTGCGTTTCCGCATTCAAGAATGGTTTGCTGATCGCGTCAGCTGGGTTCAATACCCGTCGCAGCGTTCCGTGACGCGTGCCCGGCCGTCCTTCTGGCAGTTCAAGCACGCGATGAGCCCTCTGGACCGCATCAGCCTCGTGCTGATTTCGGTACTTGCGATCCTCATTGGGCTTTTTGTGCTTGGCCTGCTGGCCCTAGGCATCTATCTGATCATTCCGCGCTGACTACTTGCCAATGTCCATGTCATAGCCAAGCGCTTCATGGATTCGATCTGCGCCGATCAGGCCGGATATCGCCGCCGTCCCAAGAATCGCCTCGATACGATCAGCGTTATGGATGGCAGCGGGACCAAGCACGGCACGCGGCGGGAGTTTCTCATCACCGAGTTCCTGATAGACCATCACGTCCGAAGTGCTTCCGGTAACCACTTCCAGGCCACCAACCTCGTGACCGATGGATTCTCGAAGATCACCAGTGCGTAGAAGCGGCGCATCAGGCTCGAACCCGAGCCGGGCCTTCTCGGCCTCGGTTGAGTCAGCAAGCGGTTCCCATGCCGCGAACTCACCGACCGCTCCTTGATAGAAGCCGATCTCAGCCTTTGCGCTTCGCTCAATGAGAGCACCAACTCGGTCCAGTCCCTTCCTGAGCGCGATAGCTTCGGTGACTTGCAGCTCCAGCAAGTGCGCTGCGAACTCACCAAACGACCCGAATTCGCGTTTCATTTCTGCTCCTGAAACCTCATGCGATCCCAGTCGAATACAGCCCCACCCTGCTCGCTGATGATGATCGAGAAGGCGGTCCGATGGAGGTCATCCATCCCGAAGGCTACGTCGAAGGGAACGCCGTGCCGGACAAGCCACATGCATTCCCGTATCGGCGCAGCCGTGGCTAGTTTTTTAGAGCGGCCTGGTCAGCTTCCGGGTCTTGCTTGCCCCAGTTCTTCTGCACGCCCTCGGCAACCGCCTCCACGCCCTCGTCATCCAGACGCTGAATCAACGCCTCGATCTGTGCCTTGGTGACCTTCGCAACGGGATCGCCGTCGATACTGGCCACAAAGATCAGCGGCAGGATCATGTTCATGTAAACGACATTCTTTGCCGATTCACCCATGACCTCTACCAGGCGAAACTGCGCCAACACGCCCGGCTTCTTGAGGACGATTTGGCGCCCCTTGGCGTCCGTTACGGTCACTTCTGAGTTCGCCGCCGCAACAACTTCCTGGCTCGGCTTCAGTTCCAGCTTAACGTCATCAGCCATTACGACACCTTCAGGCGCTGGGAGGCGAAAAACCCGATGGTCTGGGTGATCTTGTCGTCGCCGGTTTTCTTGCCAGCCTCTTCAAAACGAAGAGACACATTCGTGTACCGGTACTGGCTGATCGCGCCATTGGATTCCGAAATGGTCTCGGTCAGTGTGCCCATGAGCACGTTCTGGCCGGCGTAGTACGCCAGCTCCTGCTGAGCGAAAAAGTCGTCGATGGCGCTGTTCTGGCGATCGAGCGTGATCGTTCCTTCCCAGCCTTCCGGAATATCGACTTCAAGGTTGATTCCGCTCAGCGGCTTGGACTTGATGCGGTTATATACGGGCTTGGCCTCAAAGCCGGTCACGGTCGCCGGCAGCTGAAGGACGCCCCCAGCCGGGGTGATGACGTCAATGACGACGTCCTTGCCGATTGAAAAATTACCGAAAGGCATGTCGAGATCTCCGAAAATGAAAAACCCCGCTCAGGGCGGGGTGTCAGAAGACGAATGGGTTTGGCGGAGGATCAGGACACGCCGGTTGACGAGACCTTATTCACGGTGACGGACTGGCCGCCCTGGAGGTTGATAAGGAACTTCTCGACGACCGCCAGATACTTCACATTCACATCCGCCTGGAGATAGCCGGTAGCAATGCGCGCCAGCGAGTTGTTGTTCAGATCGCACTGCACACTGAAGCTGTCGATCTGACCCTGATCGGACATGGACTGTAGGAAGGAGCCGAGCGTGCCGGACACCTGGCGGCGCGTCGGATCAGTCGGCGACGTGCCCTGCAGCTTGCCAACGAACTTACCCATGCCTGCAGCGAAGGTCGCAGCGAGATAGTTCGTCATCCGAGTGTAGTTGTCGCCATTGGCAACGCTGTTCGAGCTGGAGTTATGACCGAAGCGTGCGCCGAAATAACTACCACCCGGGCTCGGGTTGGCGATCACATCAATGCCGGCCTGACCGAGCAGCTGCAGTTCGGCGGTCGAATAGACGAGATTCGAATAGCTTCGCTGCGTGCCTACGATGCCGTAGATCTGCTTGTTGAGAGACGAGTTCTGCGGCGACAGGTTCGACAGCAGGCCCGCGATGAATCCCTGCGGCGAGATCAGGCGAACGCCACCATTCACGGTATCGTTGAAATAGACCCAGTCGCCGAGCAGCAGTTTGAACGCGTAAGAGTCGATACCTGCGGTCGACTTGGCCGAAACGGCATTGGCGATCGTATCGCCCGCCGGCCCGGTGCCGATCATATAGGTGCCCTCCGAAAGGCCGTACGACACCTGGGTCGTCCAGGTCGTCGAATCGTCGCAGTCGGCAAGCATGGCTACACTTGCGCCGGTTCCGCGCAATGCGTACATGCCCTTGCGCGTGGTCGTATCCACGCCGATCAGGATAGAGCCCGTGATCGTCGTGGTGCCATCTGTGCCGCCTGCCAGAGTGAAGGAGGCGGGAGTCGGAGCAGCCACACCCGCACCAGCCGTAGCGACGATCAGCTTCGACGGACCACGCAACGGCGAATTGCCGTTGTTGATGGCTGCAGCCATGTTTGCCCACAAAGTGGCACCAGTTCCGGGAATGTTGTCGAAAACCTCGGAGTTCTGGCCTGGCATGCCAACGATCACCTTGAAGGTGCTGGCTGCACTGCCTGCCGCGATCTGGACCGTCTGAGTGTTACCCAAAGACCCGGTATAGATGCTGGTGAACGTGATGCAGTTCGTCTGCACAGCGATTGTGGCGGCCGCATCCGTGCCATCGGTGACGCGGACGGCGCGGAAGTTCTGCGCACCCTGCAGCACGGCAGCCGCAATGGCGGTTCCAAGGTCGTACTTGCGCGCCATGATGGGGCCGAACTGGCGAGCGTAGTCGGACATGCTGCTGAGGACGGTGGGCGCATTGACAGGCCCCCATGGAGCGGTGCCGACGACACCAAGCACGTTGGTGGGCACGCCATTGAGCTGCGAAACCTGGGGCGGAATAATCTGCACATACAGATCAGGCACCACCAGGGCCGTGGTATTGATCGCGCCCGCTTGGACGATCTGTGACATGGGGTATCTCCAGAAATGAAAAAGCCCGCAGATGCGGGCTCAAGGGACGAGGTTGTCGAAGGCTCAGCTATCGCTGGATGACTTCGAGCGCGGCGTGGGCGCATCGGGCGCCTCGACCTTTACAACATTGGCCGCGAAATCGGACGCCAGAACATCGGTGATCGTTTGGGCATCAGTGATCTGTGCGCCACGCGCATAATTCCCAAACGGGTTCGTTACAACCAGGGCAAGGCTCATGGCGTTCTCACTGATAGAGGGTTTTGGTTGTGGTGGTCTGGTTGCTTCCAGAGACCCCGGTATTGAGATTCTCTTGGGCAACCACGATGGTCGTCGCATTCATTGTCTGCGTAGTCGCGTACTCCACCGTGTAGAGCATGTCGATTCGATAGCAGTTCGCACGCTGCGTGCCGTCATCTGGGCGCGATGACTGATAGAGCAGCCTTCCGGCCGTCCCGTCACTCAGGGTGATGAACTCCAGACCTGCCAGCACGGGATCCAAAGCATCGAGCGTCGCCTTGCGGTGGTCTGGCGTATCCGCCCATATGGTGATCTGGATAGTCCGCAGTTGCCGGCGAACCTCACGAATGAACTGCCCCGAGCCTCCAGCCCGAGCAGCGCCTATTCGTGCCGTAGCGGGCATTGTGATAACAGGCCCCACATTGCTTGCACCTGGGATCTGCACCGCCAGCGCGGTTGCAATTGATGTCGTCGTATCACCGGCCTGAACCGCGTAGGTGTAGGGCAGTCCATTGACGAGCAGGGCAACGTTCTGCGGCGTGGACACGCTTCCGCCAACTGTTACCGCTTGGCCGGCGATCACCAGCGCGAGCGTTGC